GCTATCGCTATCAATAGAGAATTTAAAAATAGAGGAATAAAAGGTTGGGTGTGCGCAAATGTACACGATCAAATAATTTGCGAAGTAGAAAAAACCAAAATAGAAGAGGCTGCGCAAATAGTACAAGATAAAATGGAAAATACAACAAAATTAGATATAGATCTTATTGCGGTTCCTGCGTTGGCTAAGAACTTCAGAGACGGTCACTAGAGAATTAAATTTTATTAAGAATTCAAAGTTGCGTATATTTATTAGAAATAAACAGGGTACTTGGTAGGCCTTAAGTTACGAAAACAATTATTTAACCGTTCACCCTTAGGGGAACACAAATTCAAACAAAATGACATTTAGACCATTTGAGCTAGACCCATTCGATTTACTATGGAGAGATCTTTTCGACACACAATCACATTTCTCTGCAATTACGCAGAAAGTATCGCACCCAGTAGACATTTTTGAAACGCAAGACGGCATTCGATTCGAAGTTGCCGCAGTGGGTTTAGATCAAGACGATATTAGCATTATCGTAGAAGGAGATCAACTACGCATAACCCATGAAAAACAAAACAAACCAGAAGAAACTCCCATTTATAGGGGAATTAAGAGGTCTTCTTTTAACCTCACTTGGAAAGTTTCTACCAAGTTCGACTTGAGTAAATTAAGCGCTTCCCTGGACAGGGGATTGTTGGTTCTAACGATTCCAATCGCAGAAGGCAAAGCCGTAAAACAAATTAAAATTACCACTCCCAAACAACTATTAAAGGGATAAGCTAGTCCTACCAAGTAACCAGTTATGTTTTCAATTTGTAAAAATTTCATTAAAGTAAACGAATCTCTTTTTGTAGTAAAGAAAACTTACGCTGAAGAAAGAATTGTCAACATAGACGCGGCCAAAGAACTATTCGGTGTTTCTCATGTTTTCAAAAACAACGGCGTGCTTTACTTTACAGAAGAGGTGCCCGATTTAGAAATAATAACAGAATAAAATATATGAGCAATTTAAAACCAAAGAACGGTTTCGCCGTATTGAAACCGATCGAAGAACAAGAACAGACCTACGGAAATATAGTAATTCCCGATTTGGGTAAGGAACGTCCAGAAATGGGTGAAATTATCGCGGTGAGCGAAACGTACAATTGGCATCGAGGAGAATACGTCCAATCCCAATTCGAAGTGGGACAGAGAGTATTAATTCCAAAGATGGGAACCATGAAAATAACAGTAAAGGGAGAAGACTATTTTATCACAAAAGATACGGAAATTTTATCCGTAGTGGAGGACTAAAAATATGAGTAAAACACAATTTATCAAAGGACAAGAATTAAAAGAAAAACTACTGTCCGGCATTCAAAAATTGAATAGCGCGGTCAGCTCCACTCTGGGACCGGGAGGAAGGACAGTATTAATCCGTGATCAGAATGGAGAAGTAAAAATCACCAAAGACGGTGTCACGTGCGCAAAAAGTTTTGGGGAATTAGAAGATCCCATAGAGTCTATCGGAGCTACTTTGGTAAAACAAGTGAGCATCAAGTCGGCCAACGAAGCCGGAGACGGCACGACCACTTCTACCTTATTGGCCGCAAAGATAGTGGAAGAGGGTTTAAAAAATATTAGGCAGGGCACCAACGCAGTAGAAATTAAATTGGCCATCGACGACGCGGTGGACTTGATAGTAGCCGAGATCAAAAAAACGTCTATCGAGGTCTCTTCGCAAGACCAGATAAAACAAGTGGCCACTATTTCTGGAAACAACGACGAAGAGGTGGGTAACTTGATTGCAACCGCAATCGAAAAGGTCGGTAGAGAAGGCGTAGTAACGATCGAAGAGTCTAAGACCGGAGAGACCAGCTTGGAAATAGTAGAGGGCATGCAATTCGATAGGGGATACAAATCTCCGTACTTCGTAACCAACAACGCAACCATGCAAGCCGGATTAGAAAATCCTTACGTGTTGTTGTACGACGGTAGGATCTCTTCCGCTCAAGAATTACTGCAAGTTTTGACAAAAGCAAACGCAGAAAATAGATCGCTATTGATTGTGTCAGAGGACATCGGAGACGAAGCTTTGGCCACTCTTATAGTAAACAAAATGAGGGGCATCGTACAAGTGTGCGCCGTTAAAGCTCCGGACTTCGGGGACAGAAAAACTTTGATATTGGAAGACATAGCTGTCCTAACGGGTGGTCAAGTGATTTCTAAAGACAAGGGACACAAACTCGACAAATTAACAACAGAACAGCTAGGAAATTTCTTGGGCAGCGCAAGACTGGCGACTGTATCAAAAGACGACACCACCATAGTAGACGGAAAGGGCGAAGAACGCGCCATAGAAAATAGGGCAGAAGAAATAAAAGATCAAATAGAAAAGGCGACCTCTTTCTACGAAAAAGAAAAATTGCAAGAGAGACTGGGCAAGCTCGTGGGAGGAGTGGCGATCATCAACGTTGGGGGAAATTCCGACATAGAGATAAAAGAGAAGCACGACAGGATAGAAGACGCTCTTTACGCAACAAAAGCCGCTCTTTCCGATGGCATAGTGATAGGCGGAGGAGTTGCTCTTTATAGAGCAGCACAAAACCTGGCCGTGTCTACCAAAAAGGGATCTGAAGCCATCGCTTACGACGTGGTTAAGAGGGCTTGCGAAGCTCCGTTCAAGACGATCTTGGCCAATACCGGAAGGGAAAATTGGTACGAAATAATGCAAAAAATAATTTCTAGCAAAAATCCCGACGCGACCTACGACGCAAAGAGGGGAAAAGTTATCGACGCAATCGAAGAGGGTCTAATCGATCCCGCGAAAGTCGTTATCACCGCTCTTAAAAACGCGGCGTCTGTGGCGGGCACGATACTCACAACTGAATCGGTTATTTTTTTAGTAGCTGATAAAGGTGAAAAAGATACGATTAATCCATTAGCAGGAATGATGTAAAATATCGCATATTTATTATAATAATAAACTTATTGGTCCATTTAGATGTAGGAAGGTTAGAGCTCCTATATTTATTTGGACCTTTTTATTTTATGGATTATCAAAAGATTTACAATCAAATTAATAAAAGAGCAAAAAATGAATTAGAATTAAGAAAGCTCAATAAAAAGTTGTGGAAAGATACTAAAGGCGAATTCGGTATTTATTATGAAGCACATCATATACTTCCTAAATGTATGAAAGGAGAGGGAAGAACGTATGATTTAGATCATTCAAACATAGCACTTTTAACGGCTAGAGAGCATTTTTTAGTGCATAGAATACTAACAAGATTATATCCAAAAAATCTAAAAATAATAAGATCTTTTTGGGGGAATGTGTAATCAAGACAAGCATGGAAATAGATATATTCCAAATGCTAAAGACTATGAAGAGGCAAGAATATTATTCTCTAATAGTATACGTGGGGATAATCATCCCAATAAAAAACTTGAGAATAGAAAAAAATTACTATGGTCTGAAGAAAGAAAGAAAAGACAAAATTTTAGTGGATGGAAGATGAATAATGAAGGACGAGAAAAGATCAAAAATTCTTGGACTAAAGAAAGAAAATTAGAGCATTCAAAACATAATCCAGCAAATACACCTGAAGCTCTAAAAAAAAGAAAAGATAGCATGTTTGGATCTAATAATTGGAAAGCAAGAAAAATAAATCAATATACTAAACATGGAGAATTTATTGCACAATACCCTTCAATAGCTGATGCATTAAGAGCATGTGGAAATACATTAGGCATATCTGCAGTTTGTTGTGGAAGAGCAAAAACAGCAGGAGGGTTCATTTGGAAATACGCGACTTAAATATCAAGTGGACCATTAGCATATGTTTTTGGTCCACTTTTTTATGACTTAAAAGATATATTTCTTATTGTCAATAATTTAGATTAATTTTACTGTATACCAAATAAAAACAATAAGTTATGAGTAGTATCGCGTTAATTTCTATATTAAGTAGAGTTGGAGGTTCTTTATCTTCTCAGGGAGGGGGTTTTGGAATCATACAAACAAGAAAGCTAAAGACGAGAAAGACGAATCTAATCCTTTAGCGGGTTTGATGTAAATTAAAAATAAAGAGCCCTCAATTACGAGGGCTTTTTATCATATTTATTGTAGAATAAACGTATAACATGAAAACAATGATCAACGAAATTAGAAGATTTCAAAAAATAGCCGGTATTCTTAAAGAAGACATGCAAACTGCGGAAAGTGAACCTTTAAAAGTTTCTCTTTTTTACAATGACGCTCCGTCTATTAGTCATTCTTATTACAAAAAAGTTAGTAAAAAATTTAAGGATATTGTTGAAAAACTTGGTGGACAAGCGGTTGTTATCGAACCTGCTAAAATCGACCGAGTAGACTTCAAAATAACTGGAATTTCTTCTTTCGACCAATTAAACAAGGCTTACAAATTAACACAAGAAGAAGATGAACCTTTACAATCTTGGCGGATTTTAAAAACGAAAGATTTAGAAGCTTTATTAAACCGAAAGTTCTAGAAGATTTAGAGAAATACAAGACGCTGTTAAAAATAAGATAATTAGCTCTCAATTACGAGGGCTTTTTATCATATTTATTGTAGAATAAACGTATAACGTGAAAACAATGATCAACGAAATTAGAAGATTTCAAAAAATAGCCGGTATTCTTAAAGAGGAAATGTCTAAACCTGAGCAAAGTCAAGGAATGGAAGAAGCTGTCCATAAAAGCCAAACAATTAACAGCATTGTACGACAATTAAACAAAATTGCTAATTCTAAAGGATTTTATGCAGTGGATAAATCGCCTGATAAATTTGATGAGAAAAACCTAGTAAAATGGGAAGACCACAATGAAGATTTTGTAGAATTGCAATATCATGTCAAAAAAGGAAACGTTGGTGATTTAATAATTCATTATAAAGTAGGTGGTCCGGACACATATATCTCAGATTGGGATGATGTAAAGCCATGGCTTAAGCCTTCCACTTGGGATACTTATTTTGATGAAGATGAAGAACACTCTTATGCTCCATCTAAAGATCTTACTCCTGAAGAAGAATTACAAGACGATATAGAAGAACTTTCACAGAGAATAAACGAGCTTAGAGACGAATTAGAAATGACTAGTGATAAAGAAGAAGAGAGAGAAATACGAAAAGAATTAACTCAATTAAATAAAGAGCTAAATAAGTTAGAAATAAAAAAAGAAAGACTATAGGGGGAAAAAGTAAATAAAAAATAAGTGAAATAGCCCTCAATTACGAGGGCTTTTTTATGTCACTTACTTTTTAAATTTCCTAGTGACTTAGAAATTGATTAAATTTATAAAAAATAAAAAGTTATGCCAAAATACGCGCTAGTTAGTATGTTAGGAAATGTCGGTAGCACTCTAGGATCTCAGGGAGGGGGTTTTGGTCTCATTGCCACAAAGATGATAAAAGATTTCTTTCCTGAAGATCAAATCGATGTAAACGTTAGTCCTAAAACATGGAACGATTACGACGCTCTGTTCATTTGCGAAGGAATCAACTTCGTTCCCGGATCATTCAACGTGCCAGGAGGTCCTGGACCTTTGCACTACGAAAAGATGAAAGCTATAGGGAACTACAAAGGTCCTGTAAAGTTCATCAACAACGAGTTCGACTTCGAGGGATTCAATAAGAGACTAAAGATAGAAAATTTAAACTTTCCTTTGGGTAACTTTGTAGATCTATTCAAGTCTTACGGAAATAAAACAAGAAAGGCAGTCATAGGAGACTCTCACGCTCTATCTGTGTGGAGGCCAAAATTCTCTTTGGACTTTACTCCAGGAAGAACTCTATACGGTTTCCTAAAGAGAAACACTCTCGAACAGATCAATCAAGATTACGACGAAGTCGTTCTTTATTTTGGCTGTATTGATGTTCGTTTTCACCTTATGAGACAAGAAAATCCTAAACATGCTACTATAGATTTATTTACTAGATATGTAGAATTCGCAAAACAATTAAAAGATTGCACATTAGCAACAATCATTCCAATTGAGCATCCATCTAGAAAAATACCAGGAACCGGTCTGTATAAAAAGAAACCATTTTTTGGTACAAGAGCAGAAAGACAAGAACTTGTAGAGATCGCAAATAATATAATAAAAGATTCAGGATTAAAATACATAACTTGGCCAGAAGAATGGAATGATTCTGATGGAACAAAAATGTTAGATATTTTAGAAAGCCGTCAAAGTGTACACTTACGCCCTCGATTTTATCCTTACATTAATCAAATCTTAGGATCGTAATATTTATTATAGATAGAAATCGAATCCGACTCGAGTATCTATAATAAACATATTGGTCCACTAAT